GTGTGTGTATTGCCGCTTTTTTTTGATATTGAAAAATTTTTTTGAAAAAACTTAGGAGGTAACATGGCGAAAATAGCCGCAGAATACGTAAAAATCGATGAATTAAACGAGTGGGAAAATAACCCGCGCAAAAATGACAGCGCTGTAGATGAGGTAGCCGAGAGCATAAAACGCTTCGGATTCTCTGCGCCGATCATCGCTCGAAAAGAGGACAAAATGATTATAGCGGGTCATACTCGTTATAAGGCAGCGAAGAAATTAGGACTCGTAGAGATCCCCGTTCGATTTATGGATCTTGATATGGTAGATGCGCAGCTATTAGCCATAGCCGATAACAAATTGAATGAGAGGGCAGAATGGGATACGGAGCTATTAGAGCAAGTATTAAACGAGCTAGCAGACGAGGATCTAAGTAATCTAGGATTCGATGATGATGAGCTAAATAACTTTCTGGAAAACCTAGAGAGCGAGGAAGAAAGCGAGAGAGAGCCGATCGAATTAGAGCCAGTAGAGATAAATCTCGATTTTAAGCTATTAAAGGGTAACTGCCTCGAGAAATTACAAGAGCTAGACGACTGCTCTATAGACAGCATCGTAACCGATCCCCCGTACGAATTGGGCTTTATGGGTAAAGCGTGGGATAGCACAGGGATCGCCTACTCTGTAGAGCTATGGGCGGAATGCCTGCGAGTATTAAAGCCCGGCGGTCATCTGGTAGCTTTCTCTGGATCTCGTACTGTCTTTCCGATGGGCGTAGCTTTACAGGATGCAGGCTTCGAGGTGCGCGATATGATTAGCTGGATCTACACGTCCGGATTTCCGAAAAGTCTAGATATATCTAAGGCATTAGAAAAAATAACAGGACTAGCACCAAAAAGAGAAATGCAATTGCGTTTTACTGAATGGATGAGATCAACAGGATTAAAAGCAAAGCAGATCAATCAATACACTGATACAAATATGGGATCGCATTATCTTTCTAGTAAATTACAGCCCGCAATACCTACAAGGGATCTATTTGAGAAGATGCGCCCATATATCTCGATCCCTGTTCCTGATTGGGTCGAGGATTATGTGAATCATAGAACAGTAGAAAGCGAGAATATGAAAAAGCGTAAAGTTATCGCAAGCAAGACTAAAGGAATTGGATCAAGTCATTGTGGACAGCAGGGCGCCTATGGCTTTAAAGATAACTTTAACATCACAGAACCACACAGCCTACAAGCGCAAAAATGGCAAGGATGGGGTACAGCGTTAAAGCCTGCTCAGGAGCCCGCCGTACTAGCTCGCAAGCCTATCGATCCGGACTGCTCTAGTATTGCTGAGAATGTTCTAAAGTGGGGAACAGGGGCGATCAATATAGACGCGGGGCGTTTCCCCTATGGCGATGATTGTCATTTCGGGGATAGCTCCGACTGTTCGGATCAGTGGGATCGGATACAATCAGAATCAAAAGGCGGATCAGTTCCGATCGTATCACAGAAAAGTATTGACTTAAATACCTATAAGCCGCAGGGCGGGCGCTGGCCTGCTAATGTCTATCAGTGCTCGAAGCCGCAGCGCGCCGAGAAAGAGGCAGGGCTAGAACATATACAAGGGAAAACAGGCGCAGAGGCTACACAGCGAAAAGAGGGATCGGACGGCTTGAATTCGCCCAGAGCGGGCGCGGGGCGTACTGCGGATCAGGTTAAAAATTTCCATCCTACCGTAAAGCCGATAAAATTAATGCGGTGGTTATGTAGATTATTAACGCCTGCGGGGGGTACTGTACTCGATCCTTTTCTGGGTAGCGGTACCACAGCAGTATCGGCTATATTAGAGGGCTTTAATGCGGTAGGCTGCGAAATGACCGCGGACTATTACCCTATAATAGAGGGTCGTATCAATTGGGCGAAAAAAGAATATAGAGATCAAGATCAAGAGGCGGAATAATGGCTAGAAAATCGAAATTTGTTAAACCAGTACGAGATCTTATTGTACAGGCTCTAAGGCTAGGCGCTACGTATGAGATCGCGGCAGAATATGCGGGAATTTCCCGCTCTACCCTCTATAATTGGATGGAGAGAGGGCAGAGAGAAAAGACGGGCGAATATAGGGCATTTCTGGACAGTATAAAACAGGCAGACGCGAAAGGGGCGATCGCTAATCTAGCTCTCGTAGAAACTGCCGCGAAGGCGGGGGACTGGAAAGCAGCGGCATGGCGATTAGAAAGGCGACATGGCTATACAAAAGATGCCTATTTTCAGAATCAGCAGAAAGAGAAAGAGCTAGCTCCTCTACCTAAAAATATCATAGACGTGTTACGATTACAGGCGGACGAATTACGAGGCTCGATCGCGCAGGCAAAAGAGGCTCAATCGTGGCAAGCCTACGCAGCGCTCCAGAAGCAATTTATTTCGATTCTAGCTCAGATCAGACAGATCGAAGCAGAGGAAAATATGGGCGATGAAATGGACGGCTTTACAGACGATCAACTAATCGCAGAGATTATGGGGGCTATTCTGTCTTTACCTCCGATACATAGGCAGAAATTAGAGAATGATATACTATCTACGAGAAACGTAATAGCGATTTCGAAAAATGAGATATAATTACTGTGAAATATGCAATTGCGATCCCTGCGATTGCGAGGATATGGGGCTTTTAAATGACTTTCGGAGAGTGGGCGCGCCGGCGGGTAGTACGTCTAGGAAAAAATATGGCATGGCTAGCTCGCGAAGTGGGGACGAGTCAGAGTACTCTTGTAAAGTGGCGAGCCGGATCGATGCCGAGAGTAGATTATTTTATCGGCGTATGCGCTGCGATAGCTCGAGAAAGCAATGTTTCAACGATGGAAATCATAGCCGAGGCGATAGAGGTATTAGGGATTTATGAGGGCAATACAGACAGCTACAAAGAAACTAAGAGTACTAAGAGATCGCACAGATAGAGATCCGCTAAAGTACTTTTGCCCTACACCGCCGCAGGAGGCATGGCTACGTGATCCGAAAAAAATTAAACTCTTGCTAGGCGGCAATCAGGTAGGGAAAACCTACGCGCAGACCGCCGAGCTATTATATCGCTGCCTCGGTACTCATCCGTACCTAAAAACCGATCCTCCGCCGATACAGGCTTTTCTAATTACACATAGCCATCAGCAGAGCATAACGATACAAGAGAAACTTTATAGCATGTGCCCTAAAGACTCGCTACATCCCTCTTGCGAATTCGTACCGGGTCGCGGATTTCGCGGAATTCATCCCGTAGTAAGGTTTAATAATGGCTCGATAATACACGTAAAAACAGCTAATCAGGGGCTAGGGCTAGCCTCGGCGACGGTTAGCTACGTAGCTATCGACGAGCCTGTTAGTAAAGACGTATGGGGCGAGCTATCGGCTCGAGTTTTACGGGGAGGATCGGGCGGATCAACGGGTACGATCGGCGTAACTATGACGCCCGTTGGACAGGACGTCAGCTATCTACAGAAGCTAGTAGAGGATGGAGTAGTTAGCTGTACCCAGGCACCTTTAACGGTAGAAATGACTACGCCTAAATTTTGCGATCCGATCATATCTCAGAATCAAATAGACGATATAGCCCGAACCTATCTACCCATAGACCGGGCAGCGCGGCTAAATGGGGATTGGAATGTAGGAATTCCAGAGGGTAGGATCTTCGACTGCTTTACGGAAAATATGATCTCGGCAGAGCCACCGCCGCATGGCAGAAACTACCAGATAGCGATCGGGATCGATCATGGCTCGAAGCCTAATACACAGGTAGCGATAGTATCGGCTCTCGATATGGCAGATCCTCAGAATCCATGGTGTTATGTACTCGATGAGTATATAGCGGGCGCCGCTCCGCCAGAAACCCATGTGCGTGGTATTTTAGCTATGTTAGCTCGTCATAACATCGAGCCAGCACAGGCAAATTGGACAGGGGATAACGTTCATTTCGGATCCAGAACAGGGGGATCGGGGAAAATGTCGAATTCGCTATTAATGCGAGCATTCGAGAAAGTTCTCGGCATGCCTCATCTGCCTTTCCGAATTCGTACTATCAAAAAGCCGCGTTATAGTGTATATTATGGCAGCGCGCTAATTCATTCGATCATGGCGCGCGGGCAGTTTTTTATTAGTCCAAATTGCAAGCGTACGATAATGTCGTTACAGAGATGGACAATGAAAAAAACCCAGTCAGAAAGATCTACGGACGAGTGGGGTCATTGTGTAGATGCCCTCCGTTATACGATCGTGCCGACTGTCGATCGATATAGATTTAACTCGCCTCAGGCTACTAAAATCAGGATGTACTAAAATGCAGAAACCAATAAAACCGCTAGCACCGACTCAAGAGGATCAGCGTAGATTTACTCATTCAGGATTGCGGCACCGGCTCATTACTGGAAATTGGGAGGACGATCTCGAGGATGAATTAGCCCGCCATCTACCCGCAGACCGCAGAGAGGCATGGGGCGCTGCTGATATGTCTAGTAATCCATTCGAACAGATTACGCGCCAGCTATCCGTACTCTACCATGAAACGCCTACCGTCACGAATTTGAACGGAAATATAGACGCCCTAGTAGCTCGCGAGGGACTAGTAACGCAGGCGGGGCTATGGCAGCTAATGCAGAGAGGGCAGCAGCTAATCCTCGGTTTAAATGAGGCAGTAGTGCGCATCGATGTTAATCCATACGATCCAGATTCAGAAATTAAAGCGCCTGCGATCCAGTACAGGATCGTAACGCCTGATTTTTTGTATTGCGAGAGCCATCCGGATCAGCCTGATATACCTGTCTATTATTGCGAGTATCGACTACGTAAAAATCCCGATGGCGGCTATATCTGGGTAGCGGATGTACTCGACGTACGAAACGTAAAGAATCCTAGCTTCGGGATGTACATTATCAATAATGATGGATCGCTAGGCGCCGATGTTAGCCAGATCTACATGGGATCCCCTGCTAAGACGGGAGACGATTACCCGTATAGAGATAGCAACGGCTACCCGTTTCTACCTCTGGTATTGTATCATGCAGAAAAAACCGGGCGTTTATGGGATACTTTTAACGGATCATCTCGAGTTTTCGGCTCTTTAACGTCGAGTACCCTTTATACAATGTGGTGCCATCTCGTCAAGGATGCATGCTGGGCTCAGAAGTATGTAGCGGGGCTATCTGTAGCTGGATTAAATCAGCTAGATCAAAATGATATAGCTCGTCGCTCTGCTATTGCTACCGATCCTAGCTCGATCCTCGTATTTACTCAGGATCCAGACGCTCAGGGTCAGCCCCTCGTAGGCTCCTTTTCGATTCCTACAGATCCGCATGCATTGCTAGAATCGATCTCAAAATACGAGATGCGAGTAGCCCTATCTTCTGGATTATCCCCGTCAGATATATCTAGGCAATCAGGAGATAGTAGATCGGGCTATGCCCTTGCTGTATCGAAATCAGGCCAGCGCGAGGCTCAAAAGAAATACGCCCCTGTTTTCCGGATGGGAGACGAGGAATTACTAGCTAAAACTGCTATGCTCGCTAATCGCTATCTAGGCGCTTCTTTACCTGAGTCAGGCTATAGAGTATCGTATCAATCTATGCCGCTAACACCGGAGGAAATGCGAGCGCAGAGAGAGGACATCATAGCGAAGCTAAACGCCGGATTAATCTCACCGGTAGAGGCAGTAATGATCATGCATCCAGACATGGACAGAAACGAGGCGATGCAATATTTAATACTAGTCCGTAAAGAGCGGGCTGAATTTCTTTAACCAATAAAACAGAGGTAACAACATGGAAGAAAGAGAAATAGAGGGCAAGATCTACGTATTAAAATCAGATATGGATACCGCGATCAAGTCACGAATTCAGAAACTAACAACGAAGATCAGCGCCCTAGAGAATGACAATTCTACATTACAAGAGCAGATCGATCTACAGTCTGGCAAGCTAGGCACGATCGATAATCTCAACGAGCAGATCAAGCAGCTAGGCGAGCAATTGACGAAATCAGAAAGCCGCTACTCTCGAGATATGGCTCTCTCTAAATTAGGTTTTCAGGATGACGATCTTAGAGAGTTAATAGACTGGTCCTATTCACGAGCTACAAAAGATCAAGAGGAGGCGCCTAGCTTGCTCGAGTGGGTCAATTCCATTAAAGCCGATCCAGCGTTAGCGCCTGCATCGCTGCGCCCTCATTTCTCTACAGCAGAAACTAGCGCAGAATCAACAGCGCCCGCCCCAGAGAATACAGAATCGAAATTAGAGCCGGCTACTCAAGTAGAGCAAGCCCCGCCGCCTATCCCCCCGCGGACTAATGCCGGCGCAATTCCCGCGCCCTCTGCTAGCTCTGATTTACTCAAGAGAGCCGGCTCCGATTTCGACTTTTATAGACAGAACCGCGACGCGATCCGCAACGCGTGGAAAAATAGACGATAGGGGGCGATCATGTCGCTAAATTACAGTAGTTTAAACTCGTATCCGAGTATTAGAGTAGTTACGCTCAATACTCTAAATACATTAATCGAGCTACCGAGTACATCGAAGCGTATAACAATAACAGACATCAAGACAGATATGTATCTTTCCTTTTCTGGCGAGGATGCAGGGGCGCCCGTAGTCAATAAGCTAAAACTAGAACAAGGGCAATCTATGGAATTCAAGATCGCGAAGGGGAAAAACCGCGCTCGAGAGATCTATGTAGCCTCTGTAGCTGGATCGGGTACTATCGCGCTATTATTTGAGGAGGATTAGAGATGGCTCAGATCACTAGCTCGATGCGCCCCCGCTCGTATATGTTCGTTAATAGCAACTCGGTAACCATTACGCATAACCTCGGCTACATTCCTCTAGTACAAATTATCGTTAATGGCGCTCTAGTTATGGGCGATGTTAGCCATACATCGCCGGATGAATTGATCGTGACTTTCGTAAATGCAATTTCCGGCACTATCTACCTTAGATAATATACAGACGAGGGCGATCCTCATTAATCATTAATGGAGCTAAAACAATGCAATTTTTAAATACAACTAATACATTCGAGGGCGTAGTAGAATTAAACGCTACACCGACCGCAGCGTCACATGCTGTAAATAAATCCTGGGTCGAAGGTGCCGCTATTATGGGTATTCATTCAGACTCTCAAGTACATGCGGAAACTGTCGTAGTTAATGGAGAGAAACAACTCAAAATTAAATCCCTTGCGATTACAGACGTACAAGTAGATAGCGCTAGCGCCTCTCTCTCTGCATGGGTAACTGCAAATTATACTAATGGCAACGAAGTACAAGAGGGTGACATGATCATTCTTACAGGTACAGCGTCAGCCCGTCCAGAAACTTACATTCATAACGGCGGAAACGCTGGTACATCTGCCGACTTTACCGAGATCACAGGATCAGACGTCGAAGCCTCAGAAATTCGCGGCTTTTTGTCTGGTGGATATGGAATCAGCTATAACTCATCTACAGGCGAGATCGCTGTAACTAATGCAGACATTCGCGGGTTATTCTCTGGCGACGGTGTAGTAGCCTATGATAGTTCTAACGGTGCTTTCTCTTTTGCTGGAGATTCTGACGACGTGAGCGAAGGATCTACTAATCTCTATTATACAGATTCAAGATCTAGAAATGCGCTCTCTGTATCCGGTGCTGGCCTTAGCTATGACGCTGCTACTGGTGTTATCTCTATCGCTGTCGGAACCGATGATATCACAGAAGAAACAGCGTTATTTTACACAGATGCAAGATCTCGCGCTGCTCTATCTGCCGCTACTGTAGCCGGTCCAGATGTTCAATTGTTGAGCTATAGCTCCTCTACAGGTGCTTTATCTGTTCCTCTTTCTGGCGTATTTAATCAATTGTCAGCGGGTCAAGGTCTATCTTTCGATGGTGGCGGAGAGTACTCTCTCGATGCTAATACAGATGACATCCAAGAGCTAGCCGGCGCTACTAATTTATTCTTTACCGATGCAAGAGCAGCGGCAGCTATCACAGTAGGATCAGGGCTTGCTAAAACTGGCGGACAGATCTCTCTTGACGCTGATACGGATCTAGTGGGCGAGGGATCTTTAAATCTCTATTTTACCGAAGCAAGAGCACAAAATAGTATCCAAGCCGATCCTGCTTCCCATAACATGGTTACATACGCTAACGGTGACATTCTCGTATCTAAAAATGATTTCCGTAAAGTATTCTCTGCTCAAAACTTGAGCGCTAATACATGGCTAACATTGAACCATGCATTAGCTGAGCAACTTGTACATGTATCTTGTTATGATTCAAGCGGTAACTTGGTACAATTGGACGTACAATTGGTAGATGCTAATAACTGTAAAATTCGCTCTGCTATCGCTGTAACAGGCGCGGACGTAGTGGTATCTATCTAAGTTTTTCCTTAAAAACTGTTACCTCACATGTTTTCCCTCGCCTTTATTGGCGGGGGTTTTCATTTTTAGCAATTTGCATTTTAGAGAAATATGATATAAAATAATTCTCGAACCGACATGGGCAGGGTCGCGCCCGTTAATAGCAGATTAACCCGATCGAAAGTTCTCTAATTTAAACTCAAAATTTAACTAATAAAATAATGGTGCGATAATGACTATTACTAACAATTCACTAATCGGCGACTTGCGAATGCAAGAGATGATTAGTCAAGAAATCAAATTACTATTAACCGACGTGGCTAACCTACGTAATACGCCATTTATGGAATTCTGCGGATCTATTAATGGCAGCGGATCGCAAACTATTCGAGTACGTAAAGCAGGGCTAGATGGATACGATGGATTCTCATCTTTTACCGGAGCTAACGAAATCGACGCTGTAAGCGATAGCGCTTTAACAGACGATCATGTAGATATTGTCGTAAAAAGACAAGCTATGGCGCGTTCTATCTCTGATCTCGCTTCCATGACTGGTTTAGGCGGTGACATCGATCCTTTCCGTCTAGCTGAGGACATCGCTAGATCATACGAAAATCTATTCGCAGATCTTACAGGGGCTACTTTAAACGGTGGATTTACTGTAACTAAAGGATCTACCGGTGTAGTTCTCGACGTAGATGCTTTTATCGATGCTTTCCAAGCATTAGAGCAAGCCGCTACATTTAAAGGCGCTCCTGGTCCATACGTGGCTGTATTGCATCCTAAACAATGGGGAGAGCTACAGGATTCTATTCGTTCAGAGTCTAATAATGCTCTCGCTTTCGCCCCTGCATCCTTCGAGGCTATGGGCGCTAAAGGATCTCATTATAAAGGTACATTCATGGGCGTTGAGATCTATACATCATCTCATATCGAGAGCGATGGTACAGATTACCAAGGCGCCATGTTTGCGCCCGGTGCTATCGGTTATGCTACTGGTATGCCTCAAGGCTTGCCCGGTGCTGCTGAGTCTATGGAAATGGGCGAAGTATTGATCGAGATGGATCGCGATGCGACTAGAGCATTAACTCGCGTAGTCGGACATGCATACCTCGGTATGGCTGTTATCGATAACGATCGCGGTGTTAATCTAATCTCTGTAGATTAATCTATACACACTAGAGCGGGGGGGATCTTTCCCCCTGCTTACTTTTCAAAAAATAATGTAGAGGTACAAAAATGAATAATAACATGAACGCGCAAAAATGGACGCCGATCCAGAATCACCAACAGCAGTATCTACCCGCGAAGCCTAATCATCCTTTTTATTATAAATGCCATCCGAGCAATTGGCTATTTCAGTATTTCGACGTCGAAGTAGAAAAGGGCAAGAAAACCGAGGTAGTAAAAAAAGGTTTCTTCGTGCCGCATGTACGTATGGAGCGCATCGTACCCGGGGCTAATGGAATTCATCAGATCGAAAAAGAGCTAGGTAATCCCTCATCTCGCATCGGTACATTACAATCTCAAGGCTGGACATATCTCGATCCTCGTAAATATGATTATATGGTAGTGTATCCTGTACGCGGCGGGCGTTATCACGTCCCTAAATGGCTACAGCCTAAAGCGATCGCGGGGCGCCTAATCACGAAGATGGACAACATCGCTAAATTAAAGTGGAATGTATCGCTGCTCGTAAATGGAGATCTACCATTTCCAGAAACTCATTTTTGGGAACTAATGATTATCGACTATCAGAAGCGCCCTGAGCGATTTCTACGAGATCAGCATATCCCAGAGGTCAAGAAGAAAATAGACGCCGATTATCAAATAATTAGCGACATGAAAAAAGCCCTAAAAGATTTTGAGGAAAGAGGGCTAGAGGTTTATCAAGAAATAAAATGACTAGCTCATCTATACCATACGCACCGCAGATTAAAATACCTGAGCTACTAGAGCGCGGGAAATCGCAAACCAGTACCCTACCAGTATATAGAGATGGCTCTTTATTGGCGCCTACCGAGGTACGCTATACTCTCATAGCCCCTAACGGTACTAAGCTAGTAGATAACGCTCTAGCTTCCTTTCCGGCTAACATTCCAGAATATACGCATACAGCAGCGATCCTAAACAACGATCTCAATCTAGGCGAGGGCTATTTACAGGAATGGGCGATCACTATTGGCGGAGCGGTTAAAGTATTTCGGCGCGGTGCTGCCATCGTAAAGCGTCGCCTGTATCCTGTCGTATCCGATGGAGATCTCACAGCTACATATAGCCAGCTAGCAGATCTACGCCCCTCTAGTATGACGTCATACCAGAGCTATATAGACGAGGCATGGTATTCCATAATTCAGAAGATGCGCACAGAAGGCGGCGGGCTAGAGTATCTGGTAATGAGCAGCGAGTCATTTAGGGCAGTACATCAGAATCTAACGCTCTATTATATTTTCCGCGATTTCCATAGCTCTCTAGGGCAGAGTAACGGGCGGTATCTGGATCTAGCTACTGAGCATTACAACCAATTCAAATATGATTGGAAATCTTTATCTTTTGTCTATGACAAGGATCATAATGGTACAGCGGACACAGCTAACGATCGTATTGCAAAACAGCCCGTAATCTATCTATCGAATCCACCGAGAAACTACAGAAGGCGGCGCTAATGTCTGTATCTCTATCTCAATTGCGGCAGGCGGTCACAGCTAAGATCGAAGAAATCAGCGGCTTTAAATTAGCGAAGCTACCGCCGCAATATTTCGGACGTACGCAGAACACCATCGCACATAAAGCCTTTTCTGTAGGTTTCGAGAGTTCTACCGCCTTTAATGAGCGTCAGCGCAGGGGGGTAGGGGTTTATATTAGCTCGCCTCTGCGGGTTATATTTTCGTACCGCCTGCGCCCTCTTGATATATATCCGGTAGATTATGACGCTGCGCTAGATGCTGAGCAAGCGATTATTAGCAAGGTCCTAGAGTCTTACACCGGAGATAATCAATTCTCGATAAAATATGAAAGTTCCGCGCGGCAAGTCATAGACTCGCAAGAATACATTATAATAACCCTACTCTTTACTACACTCAATACCATATAGGAGGCAGCATGCCATACTCAATTGTACCAAAAATTCGCCGCGACGGGGTTATTACTCTGATCGACGGAACTACACCGACCGCCGTAACTCTAGAAGTAGCCTACGAGGAAGGCGATCTATCTATTGACGAGCCTAGCGCCCGTACATTTACCGAGATGCGAGATCGCGGAGCTATTACCAATGTACGCGGAACAGACGATCAAATTATTACAGGATCTTTCTCTTTCCAATTTCGCCAATTTACAGATGCTACTCAAGCCGGATCTGTACGCGATTTCGTAAAAGGTAGAGCGTTCTATGCTGCTAATATTTCTACTGGGCTAGCTGGATCCCCTCGTATCGACGAATCGATCCATTGTATCGATCTAGAATACTTAGCCGCAGGAACCGCTAATGGTGACGATGCAGATCATAAAATTACCCTGTCTAAATGCGCTATTACCTCTATGGGATGGAGCGAGGGCGATCCGGGTACTTTTACCGTTAATTTTAACTGCTACGGCGGCGCTGTCGAAGTAGGACCGGTATAACATACTACAATCAGGGGGGCGATAAAGCCCCCCGCTACATTTTGAGGTAACAGAAATGAAATTAGATCTAAGAAAATTAGGCGAGCACGAGGGCAAATTGCCGCTATCTATGGCTACATGCCTCGATTTCGTATCATTATGGGGATCGGATTTAAACCGCGCTCATCTGGGGCGATTATCTGCCGCTGCTATTGCTGTAGCTCTCGATCATAAACGAGTACTACCCGCGTATAATGTCGCGACGGGCGATCCGATAAAATTCGGGCATAAAGTGCTCGATCGATTATTAGAGGCGGGGGTGTCTGTAGGCTCTATCTATGAGATGGGATCACTAGTATTAACCGAGATGCTACGGGCGATCTCCTTCGATGAGGCAGAGGAAAAAGCAAATTTTTCGCAGGGCGAGGAAGGCTAGATCTCCTCTTTCTGCGGGTAGCGCTGCGATGGGGAAAGGATCCCCATTGGCTCTATACCCTAGATAGCCATGTTCGATCTGATATAATAGCTGAGTATATACTCTCTCAAGAGTCATCTAAGGATCTAGAGGCTCGCAGAGAGAGAAATATGGATCTCGAAATGCAGAGAAAAGCAGATAGAAACAGGATGTAAAATGGCTAAGATAACAACGGGTAAAACTCAGCTAAATGTAGAGGATACGATCGGGAAAATGCTAGACAGCGTACTAAAGAAAGTAGTACCCGATGCGGAGCGCCTGATCTCCTCTACCTTCGAAGAAATAGAGCGCGAGGCTGTTAAAGAATGGCCTCGTCAGGCTCCTCTCATACGTAAAAATAAAGACGGTAAAGTAGTCTTTTACAAAGAGCGATCGGGCGAATCGTGGAAAAAATTTGAGCTAGGTAAAAGACTTGAAAAAGGGCAAATTGTTATCTATCTGCGCAATACAGCGCCGTACTCATGGGCGATTAAATTCGGCTATGACTCGGTAAATAAAGATAATGAGGGTATATTACAGCCCAGAGGCAAGCGAGCCTCTACTGAATTGCTAGTTAAACCTATGCGCAAACAGGTTAATAAAATTGTAAAAGTAATAGCGAATGAGCTAGATAGGGGCATGTAATGGCTACAGAAGAAAGATCGATCGAAATCTCGGCTAAGCTAGACGTTAAAGATCTGATTAGAAATTTAGAATCGATACCGGGTATTACCTCAAAAGAAGCTAAGAAGATGGCTAAAGCCTTCGACCGCCAGCTAAAACAGACAGAGAAAGCCGCGAAAAAGAGCGCAGAGGCATCGAAGAAAGCAGCGAAGGCTACAGCAGCGGCAGCGCGTCGCGGGTCTAAGGATTTCGATCGTCTATCCGATTCTGCGCAACGGGCAGAAAAGCAATTAGAGGAAGTAGCTGATAATGCAGGCGAGATCGATAGAGGTTTTAGCTCTGTAGGGCTAGCTTTACGAGAGGTTAATCCTCAATTAGCAGAGGCAGCGGATGGACTAGCGGATACTTTCGCGGTAGCTGAGGGGCTAGTATTGACCTTTAAATCGTTAAACCCTGCTATGCTCGCAGGCGCGGCAGCACTAGGTACTTTAACCCTCGGCTTTTTTGCCTATCAGGAATCGATAGAAAAAGCTCGTCAATTAACGCTAGATATGCGCGATGCTCAGAAAAGCCTATCAGAAGCGCAGAAAGAACATCGTCAGAATATGATGGACGCCGCCAGAACAATTAACGATCTACGAGATGAATTAGATCTAGCTACTGGCGTTATGACGGAATACGAAGCGCAATTAAGACAAGCACAGCGAGCCGCTAGCGATGGAATACAGGATAATATAGACTATCAGAAACAATTGCTAATCGAAAAGAAAAAAGAGATAGCAATGGTTAAAGACTTGAGAGCGGCGGCGATCGATAACAGAAAGCAGGCTGTAGTATTATCAGAGGAACAGACTAACCAGCTAAGAAACTTGCAATTGCTTACAGAGGGCGCCAAAAATAATTTAGATCTTACTCGTAGAGGCAAGCAGGAAAACGAATCATTAACGGCTATCTATAATCAATTATTGAGCGAAGTAGGCGCCATCGAATACGGGCTAGAGGGTCTAAATAGAATGCAGGAAGAGGCTGTAAATATAGCCGGTCAGATCGTAGAGTATAAAAAAGAGCAAGCAGACGAGGAAAAAAGGATCGCCGCTCAGAAAGAGCGCCTAAATAAGGCGGCACAGAAGGCGGCAGAGCTAGAGGCGGAGCGCCTACGCTTATTAGAGGAACAGGCTAAGGCAGAGGCAGAGCTAGATAAATTCGTAGATGAGGAAATCAGAAAGGGGCTACTCTTACTAAATGCAGAGAGAGAATTAGCTATGCGCCGCTCTGAGGGTATCGAGCTAGAGATCTTTAAAATAGAAGAAAAATATAAGAAGGAATTTGATCGAATTAAAGAGCTAGCCATATTAACAGGCGATCAAGCAGCGGCACAGGAAGCGATAGACATAGCCAAGAAAAACCGAGATAAAGAGATCTCAGACGCTAGAAAGAAGCAGATCGACGAAGAAACTAAGAAGGAAATGGAGCGAATACAAAAGACGGTAGGGGCTACAGGTGATCTCTACGCTTCGATGTCAGATCTGGCGGGCGCCTTCGCTAACGAGAATTATAAATATGCTGAGGAGGCTTTTTATATCCAGAAGGCATTATCGTTAGCATCTGTAACGATGAAAACAGCAGAGGCAATTATGACCGCTGCGCTATCGGCTCCGCCTCCTCTCAATGCTATTCCCATAGCTGCCGCGGCAGCTACAGGGGCGGCACAGCTTGCTACTGTAGTACAACAACAGCCCTCATTTCACATGGGGGGACTAGCTCCGGATGAGGCTAACGCCCGCGTATTACGTGGCGAGGCTGTACTAGATCGCGCTACCGTCCGCAGGATAGGCGGAGAGCAAGGCGTCCAAAAATTACAAGAGGGCAAGCAGGATAACGAAACTGTGGTTATAATACAGCCGTTTAAACATTTCGGGCGCTTCGCGCGAGAGATCGGATTTAAAAAACCTAAGCAGACAGGGATAGCGAGGTATTGACATGGGTAATAACGTAACACCGGACAGAATCAGAGGTTTCTTAGTAGGTACTAAGAGCATCGATAATAATAGCATCTGGGATCAGCAATCTACTTTTACACAGAAAAACCCGCGCGCCGGTATTCCGGAATCATCGCAGATAAGTAGCGGTATGCTCGTAAATGCTGTAGGCGATCAAGAGTCAGATCTAACGATCATAACTACCGAGGGCGGTACAGCAGGCGAAACAGCTAGATTTAATTGGGTAGATACAGCGGGCAATCAATACGGGCGGGATTGGAATAACATCGTTAGCCATTGGGATTATTGGAAATGGTCCGCCTCTGCCGCTGCGGGTAGCTGGTTTAATAGTGATGCAGTATCGAGCAGTCTAGGCGAGCTATTTGTAGTATCTGAGGTATTAGACAGCGCAGGACGCTATACTATCTCACTACGTAAAAAGAAGCGCGACGGAGCTATTACTCTAGTACATACTTTCTACTCTGCGATCCTTGCTGTAGCTCCATCAGAAACTGCTCATCCTGCTATTATACGTATGCCGGACGAATCTCTACTCGTAGCCTACGTTAATTATACAACAGAGGATCAGACGAATATAACGATACATCGATCCTATGATAACGGGGATACGTGGCAAAAGATAACACAGAGAGCGCTCATAGATAACATAGATATATCTGCGAGCGGGTACAACGTGCGAAAAATGAAATTTGCACAGGGTAATAATATTGTAGCGTTATGGCTCGAGCTAGTAGCGAAAAGCGGAACCTCGAGAAATCGATTAGCTCAGTATCGATCTCTGGACTCAGGGCTATCATTTCGCTTGATCGATGTAATCTCTACTACAGCAGAGGGCTATTTTCATCAGCCTACGCCGATCTCTCTACCCGATGGCAGTACGGGCGTAGCGTTCCTTGATTCTGCGAGCGGGCTAAAGTTCCGTAGAATTCCTAATTCATCGATCCGGCTATCCGGTGCAGGATGGGCTAGTCAAGAAAAAGTCATTTATTCGGGCGCGGTAAATTGGGCGCATGTTGTATCCTCTGAATTACAAGAGGGTCAAGTTTGCGCGTGGTATGAGGACGGGCGTATTTTTGTCGTAGCTCAGGAATACGGAACCGGTGCATTATACGGATTCTATAGTTCTGATCTGGGCGATAATTGGAATATAATTAGCGGGGGCTATCTGCCTATCGCTAACGATGGGATCATCTATGCAGGGGGCGATAACGCGAGCCGATTAAAGAATCTAAGCGCCTGCCAATTCGAGGGGCGATCTGTAATCATAGGTCACGAAGGAAACAGCGCACATGCGATCTATCTAGGCGGCTACTCTACTACGGGCTATCCTGCGATCGTAGAGAATCCAGACGAGAGCCAATTCGCGAGATGGGACGCCTCATGGATCCCTGTTAATCTACCGAGCGGATCCACCTACTGGACAGCGGGCGGGCTAGGTACTCATACGATAGGCGAGTACGGGCTACGTATCCAGACCTCTACAGCTATTAGAGCCTATACCTACACAGGCGCAGCGGGTAGCTATTTCGATGAGGGGCAATTGTTTAGAATGAGGCTTCGAGTAGTTACGGGTAATTCTACAATTAACGATTATATTGCGATGGTAGCTACTCAGGATAGCGGGGTTAATTCTCGGATGTTAAACCTCCGATTTAAAACGGGCGGCTTCGAGATCCGTAGTAATGCGGGCGTATTGCAATCAGTAACACATGACATGACCGCAGAAACTGAGATCTTGATCGGTTGGCGCGGTGGTAACGCTGATATATTCTATAGGACTGTAGATGGCGCGCAGGCTAAGGACTGGACAAAAATAAGCGTAACGATCCCTACGTACGCGACGGGCGCCGGTAATACTCTACGATGGGGGCATGTCGCTTTATTTACGGGTAATTTGGAAAGCTACTGGCAAGAATTCCACGTATCGAGCGGGACTACTGCGGGCTATTCCGATGAAATGCAAAAGCGCGGGGTAATCTATCCGCCTTTCGGCGAGTATCTATACATAGACGGCGGGCTATCAATTACTACGATCTCTAGCCCTGCTCGCGGCGAGGACGAATACACTATAGCCCCGCGGTATGATTTCCCGATACAGGCGATCTTTCCAGATGTCGCATTATCGCCCCGTATCGTATGGAGATCGAAAACAGATACAGCAGACAATAACATAGCTTTCTTTATCGATCAGAATGTCGAAGATAACGAGCGATCCTATCATCTAAACGATGTTTATGGGCTACATCTCTCTAATATCAATTTTCAGAAAGCTAACCTCAAAAGATGGACGGGATCGGCGTGGTCTTTAGTAGCTGCGATCGATATATCTCAGGGGTTACAAGGTACCTTTACTAGATCAGGGCATTCTATCATGCCAGATGTCGCGGGTAATGGTTTCTATCTGCATTATAACGAGTGTGTAGGCTGGCGGGCGATCTTGCAAGTAGGCGAAACTAAGCACGTCGTAAAAATCAAGCAGAACAGCGAAGGCGTCTGGGGTAAAAATAGCGATACGAAGCGAGCCGTATTAATGATCGATACAGATCTAAGCGATTACTCTACGCTGCCTACCAGCGGACAGATCCAGCTAATACCCGATCGAGCTACTATTCTAATCGATGCTCTGGACGATGTAACGCTCGGCGATTCTGCTTTACGCCTCGAGATCCCTACTCAGCCTACATTAGAGGGCTATTTTCAGATCGGTACTATGCTCTACGGGCATCTAGTAGCTATAGCTCCTCAATACCAAAGAGGGCGCTCTATATCCTACGAGCCAAATATAGCAGAGGAGGAAACGCTAGACGGCATGTATTTCGCGCGTAAAATGAGCGATGGCCGCCGTACAGCCTCGATCGCTTGGACGGAGCCAGTAGATACTACTCTAGTACAGTCTGCCGATCCGGATTACTGGCAGCTATCAGCTACAGCAGGCGCTCAGCCTATCGCTAATTACGGAGATGCGCCTTTTCAGATGATGGGGCTATATCAACAGCTAGCAAATAAGGATCCTCTCGTATATCTGCCTTCTATAAAGCTTTCTGATACTCAGGTTATTAACAGGTATCACGATCATATATTAGCCCGCTCTACTGGCGCCGTTACGATCGAATCTGTACTGGGTGACGAGAGTATAGACGAGGCATTTCGAGTAGCTACCGTTAATCTAGTGGAGATCGAATAATGAGCAAGAGATTAAAATACAGTCAGCTACAGGGCGGTCAAATTTGCTTTCTACTGGATGTAGATTATCAGGGTGTAATACATCGCTTTTCTACATTCCCGATCGATCTAGAGGACATCGCAGAGAATACTACGATCCGATACAATGGCGGGCTAAATGATCCGGACATTCTACAAAAGACGGAAATTCTAGGTATTGACATAGAGGCGAATACTATCTCTACAGAGCTAATTTTCTATAATATAAATTGGGTAAGCGAATGGAAGGCGGGCAGAATCCTAGATAATTCTAATTGCCTGCTGTCTATGGTAATCGTAACAGATAACCAGACGATCCAGACAATACAGGATCGCGTGACTCTATTCAAGGGTAAAGCCTACGCGGGTATATTCGGATCACCGGATAAACCAGAGGGACATATAGCCTTTACAATCGAAAATGATATTTCGATTACCCAGAAGAAATTAATCGAGAATTACCAGATCATAACCGAGAAAGAATTTAGCGGGATCAAGGATGATTCTATCGGTAAAGTGATCCCGTTCGTTTTCGGCAAGCCGGGCGGATACCCTGCCGAGCGGACGCCTTTTCAGATCGAGATCTACGAAAGATTAGAGGCTACACCGTCCTATAGCATCGGAGATATAGCATTATTCGAGGTACGTTTTAGCGTCTGCTATGGACTCATAGAGGCGGACTTTCTAAAGGTCTGGGATTATACAGGGGGTTATAGCGTCTGCCCTGTAGAGATCGAAACAGATGCAGAGGGGCGAATATATAGCTATCTCGATATATTGAATTCCATCAGCGGCAGCGGCTTCGATGTCAATAGCGAGCGATTTTTCATAGAATGGTCGAGCTATGGCGGGGGCGTTCTATCACCATACAGCGACGGGACATTAACGGGCGCCGGTGATCTCTGCCTGTATTTCCTCGAGCTATCAGGGCTCGAGTATGATTATGCGGAATGGTACAGCCTCCGATCTCTGCTCAATGGCTATAAGTTTGCGGGCTATGTTAATGATACCGATACTAATATATGGACGTGGTTACAAGAGAGCATTATCCAGTATCTACCGATCGAGGTTATTAACGGCGGAAACGGGATCAAGCCAGTATTAAACCTCTATTTCTACTCTCAGCAGATCCAGACCTCGCACCATGTAACGGATAGCGGAGAATTCGAGATCATTACCGGAATACAGCCATTAGACACAGAGATTATAAACCGAGTCACGATCCGATACAGCTACGAGGCAAAATTCGAGCGGTATAAATCTACGATAGTAGTAGCGGGTAATTTTGCTAAAGAGGCGGGTACTCTGTACAATAATCCTCTAGCTGTAACGAGCTATCAAAAATACGGATTACAAGAGGTCACACTAGAGATAAATCACCTCTATGACTACTACACAGCTACAAAGATAGCGGAGGATATAATTAGAATCCGCTCATTAGGCGCATACGGCATCGAAATAAGTGCCGCGGCTAAGTATGGCTACATAGAGATCGGGGACGTTCTGAGCCTATCCTCGAGCCGATTAGGGCTAGAGTCACATAAATGCCAAGTAGTATCTAAGGCATGGCAATCTAATCGATGGCATTTCATCGTACATATTGAGGACAATAAACTAGTCAATACTTGAGAGCGGGCAATTTCTTTATCATCTCTCTTTTGTTATGCTGAGGTCATACCAGACAAGAGAGTATTATGTTAGTTTTTTTAGACCGGCAGCATGTCGGCAAGCCGAATAAATGGAATGATAGCGGAGCTACAGACGAGGCGGGTAATCTCGAAGTAATGCTAACCGCTCGCTATATCTATTGGGCGGAGGTTAGGCTACGTCAGCTAGGGGTAGATGTTTGTATATTATCCGATGGGGGCTATTATGAGCGACACAAGCGAGTTAATGACTACACAAGAGATCGAGAGCGGCAAGCCTGTTATGTCGCTTGCCATGTCAATGCTGGCGGCGGTGATTATTCTGTCTGTTTTTACGATTATCGATCTACGTCGGCAGGTAAGGATCTGGCGCGCGAAATTTCGAAGGCTGTTAAACCGATCGTAGGTACCTCTAAAAGTATGGAATGCTCGCATTTTGATTGGACGCGTAACGCCTTCGCTACCATAAAGAG